AAGCTCCTCTTGAATCTTTTTACCTAAGGCTCCTGCATCCATGACCATTCGTATTGGGTTGTAAACGTCCTTGTATTCATTTATAACCGCAACCAGTTGACTAATGTTTTGTTTGTTTTTGACATGTTCGTCCACCAAGTAGACTCTTTTGTGGTGCGTATTATAACCGATAACAGCGATAGCATCACTGTCATTGTAGCCAATATCAATACCAATGATATAGTTCCACTCGCCTTCAGTAGGGAGTTTATTGTAGATGTTTTTTGCTTTATTGAATTTAAATACAAGCGCATCTTTGTCCTCTACCCATTTTCCATATGTCTCTCTTATATAAGATGGATCTGATTCGTCAATCCCTCTTATGATTCTTTCTTCTTTTAGTATCTCTTCTAGGTCTAGGGCAGGTGGTAAGTGCATATGTGGATTATCAAATGCAGTCCAGTGATGTCCTTCCCAGTTTTTAGATTGAGAGTATTCAAAAAATATACCTGCCTTTACTGGACCTGGAGTTCCTGTAAGAAATAATTGTCCTCTTTTGTCCCTTAGGGCAGGTATTATAATATCGTTTATCAGTTCTTTCAGGTAGGATCTAAATGATTGGCACTCATCTATGTAGCACTTCATTAGTTTCCAACCTCTAAATTTTTCTATCTCCGTTCTATCTTTTGCTCCTGCTATGTAAATCTTAGACTTGTTAGGAAAAGTTATTGTTAGTCTAACATTGTCTGTTTTACATTCTAATTCATACTCTTCTATAATCTTAACTAGGTCAGACCATATGATTGCCCTAGCCTGTTGTTGAGTTATAGTAATATAAAGTAGGTTAACTTCTTCATTACTCAATGCAGAGTCAATCATGTCAGCAGCTATACCGACTGTCTTACCTGCTCTACGAGAACATACAGCATTTCTAAACCTTGAGCCTGGACCACGAAGAAAACTAACTTGTTTGTTAAAACAAAATTCATCAAATACAAACTTAGGTTTTTCAGACTTTGTTTTCCTTTTCTGAAGCTCCGCTATCAGGGCTTCCCTGTTTACGTTTTGCAAATCCAGATTCCTTACCTTTTGAAGTTAGTGTTTTTGCATAATCCTCATGTTTTTGATCTGACTTCATTCTAAATGATTTGTCAAATACTTTCCCACCTTTAAGTCTTGCGTTCCAGTGAGAGTTGAATGCTATAGACCTACGTTCACCTTCTCCTTTAAATGGGTAAACTGTGTGCAAGAGATTAGATGGAAAGATAACTAATTTTCCTGGCTCAGGAGTAAAAGACAGTGAGCCTTTTTCTAACCCAGTTGGACAAGCTGTTTTGTAGATAAACTCAATCATTCCATCTCTAGAAAATTTATAATCTGGTAACTCTTTGTTCTTGGATCTTTCGTCAAGTGGTGGCACCTTTAAGTATAATACAGAAGAAAGATCACAATAGGTATGAAAGTGAACAGGGTTGTATTCTCCTTCATACTGACTGACAATCCATGCATGATCTAGACTAACTTCTAAAAGTTCTACTTGATGACCATCTTGAGCTAATGCACTCCATACGTAGTTGTACAGCATACCTTCTAAATACTTTAGTGCTCCTATCTCATCTAGGTCTTCGTTAGAAATCCAAGGTTCCTCTGCAATCTGACCCACAAGGTTTTTACCCCAGTCTACTCTGTTTCTATCCTCTAGTATTTCATCAGACTTTTTTAGCAAAGCTTTTGTCATTTCATCTGGCATAGCGAACATACCAAACGATGGACCAAAAGGCTTTAGTAATTTAAACTCTGTAGCTTCAGCTAATCGTTTTAGTTTATCTTGTTCGGACTCATTTTCTTTTGCTTCTTTTCTTGCTTTTTTTGCGTTCTTACCACTCATGAAATAGCTCCTAGTATGCTGATCTTTTTACTTTTGGTTTTTTAATTATATTCGGAGTAGGTATCTTAGCTCTCTCTGCTATGTCTTTTTCTTCTTGCTCTTTTTTCATCGGAGACTTTAGATAAACACAAGATACGTTAGTTAAAGGAATAAGAATATGATCTCTTTCTGATTTAATAGAAATCATATTAATAGCTTCTATTATCTCTAACTCTAGTGGTTTTCTATTATTAATCTGCCGAGAAGCAAAAAATGTCTCGTTAGTTTTTTCAAACATTACTGATTGGTAACATCTGATTGCATCTATTTCATACTTCATTAAAACCTCCTCCAAAAAGGTACAAACTTATATTTTACTTTTTTTACAACTAAACTAAATGGCTTTATCTCATCTATGATGTTAGACTTAAGAGCTTCTTTAGCATCCCACCATTTGTCATCTTTGTAGATTTCAAAGAACTCTTTAGGGTTTACGCCCATTCTTTTTGAGATTTCATCTAACACTAGATTATCGAAAAAGTCAAGTGCTTTAAACAACTTTTTATTATTTTCAGTTCTTTCAGGTCTGCCGTATCCTACCTGCACTAGGTGGTGCATGTAAGTAGAATTAGAACTCCCTATCCTATGGTCACAATATTGTAAGATTACAAACCCCATAGAGTACGCGTTACGAACGTAGCAGTTGAACTTGTAACCTAAGCTTTTCATGTACTTCATTTCTTCAATTATTTCTAATCCGATGTGAACTGAGCCCCCACCTGAGTTAATAACCATATCAACTACTTTGTCTTTTCCATTTACTCTAGCTGCGGTTTTGAAGTCTTTGAGTGTAGGGTCTATGCTATAGCCATTAATAGCTCCAATAGAAACATCATACTTGTTCTCTAACACTTCTTCTTTTTCGATTGACAAAAAGGTGCCTAAAAATAGACCCCCCAAAATAGCTAAGGTCAACAGTTTCTTCATTCTTTTTCCTCCGGTTCGTGGGTGACTAGTTTTGCGTCATCTCCATACTCTTCTAATAAGTCCATAATTTTCTGAAGTTTATTTTTTGTATTAATCTTCAGCTGCCTAATATCCCATCTAAAGTGTCCAGAGTCAATAAGTTTTAAACCATTACGTTCTCTGTGAGAGTTAGCATCAGCAAGTTTGTCTACCTTTTTAAATACTTCATCTATTAACTCTACACTTATTTCCATCATATTGTAAGCTACTTCATGACTGCGGTTTTTAAAAGATTTCATCTATAACTCCATACTCTAAGCATTCATCTGGAGTCAAGTAAAAGTTTTTCTTGTAGGTTTTATCATACCAAAACTCTGCATCTTTTTCACTCAACTCTGCCATCCAAGAACACCATTGACGTTCCTGTTTTTCAACTTGATCTACTTCTTCTTTCGTTTCAGCATGAGACCCTCCTATGTAGTAAGACATTTGGTGTGCCATAAACACACAGTATTTAGACATGCGGCGTTTTTTACCTGCTGCTAATAATAATGTGGCTGCACTCATTACGTGTCCATATGCTTCTGTTACTATACGACAACTAGAAGCATTAAGTCTGCCTATCATAGCTAGGGCATCATAGACTGAACCACCTGGAGAGTTTATTCTTATAGTTATAGTTTTCTTACTAGCCCTTTCTAGTTCACTTAGGGCGGCATCTATGAATGCAAAACTATGGTCATCTATCTCTTCGTTAATCTGAATAACTCGATCTACAAAATTAACCCCCTGGTCAAAGAGGTAGTCGAGTCTTAACTTTTCTTTATCTACATCTTTAGTCCTGCTCATCTATTGGCTCCGATAGGTTAGGAAGGTCAAATAATAAATAAGGGTGGTAAACAAAATTTTGTTTCGACGCTAGCTTGTCTGCCATGCGAGTGTGATGGGTGTAAACTCCAGCCTTGTCGGTTGAATGACCCGTTGCGTCTAAAAGAGTTTTTCCTATCCCCATATTTCTGAAGGTATGCTTAACATAAAGATAGTGGATAACCAGGATACCGTCTACCTCCCCCGATACTACGTAGCCATAAAGCTGAGAAGGGTCGGAAGGGTTACAAGCCATGAGAATCTTTGAGTCCTCAAGAATACGACGGATAAGTTTATGATGGTCTTCAAAATAAATAGTGTTTGTAATCTTGTCGGCAAAGTGAGAGACCCTATAGGACTTTAGCCAACTATTGAATAAAAATGGAAGGTCATCCTCTATCAGGGGACGGAGTCTACAATTGTCCATCCTACACCTCTTCTTCTATGGAATCAGAGGCTTGTTCCTTGAGGACATCCTGTTCTACTTTTTGTAATAGAGGGTTGTGGATTATCAGACCTTTGAGTCGAAGTTCTAAATCTTCAATCTGTTCCTCTAATTGTTTTTTCTGAATCATTGCA